GAGGTGGTGACGCCGGGCAAGGTGTTTCGCCTGGAACGCTACTCACGGCTGCTCTTCGAGGTGCGGCGGGAGACGGCGCAGTATGCGGACTATGCTGCAAAGACGGTGCAGGCGGGGCAGGAGTCGGCGGCATGGCTGGCCCAGGAGGAAGCGCGAAGCACCCTCTCCCTGGGACTGCCGCGCCGGGCCATCGCGCCGGGGCTAGTCCAACTCAACCCCCGCGCGGTTGAGGCGATGGTGGGCATCATGGGCAACGGGACGCCGTTGCGCCAGTACCTCGAGGGCGTCTACGGTGACGCGGCGCGGGGCATGAGCAAGTACCTGACGCGGGCCGTTACGCAGGGCCTCAACCCGCTCCAGACGGCGCGGGCGATGAAGAAGGGCCTGGGGCTGGGGTTGGACCGGGCGCTGACCATAGCGCGCACCGAGCAGTTGCGGGTATACCGGGAGAGTTCGCGCTTGACCTACCAGGCCTCCGGTGTCGTGGAGGCCCAGCGGCGCGTCGCGGCCCACGACGACCGGACGTGCCTGGGCTGCCTGCTCGCCGACGGGGAGATCATCCCCCTGGGCGAGCCGCTTGCCGATCACGTTCGGGGCAGATGCACAACCGTTCCGATCCTCATTGGCGCTGAACTGCCGCAGTGGGAGACCGGGGCGACCTGGCTGGAGAAGCAGCCGGAGGCGACGCAGCGCAAGATCATGGGGCCGACACGCCATGACCTCTGGAAGAGCGGCGAGGTGCCGCTCAAGCGGATGGTGACGCATACCCACGACCCGCTGTGGGGCGGGAGCCTGGGGCCGACGCCGGTGAAGGACTTGATAGGCAGGGCGGCAGAGGCCGTCGCATAATCCCCAGCGGCGAGAGGCCGCGACAGGAGGGCGAGATGTCCACACCCGAGGAGACCGCAGTAGAAGAGCAGAAGGGCGGGCCGCAGGGGGAGCCGCCGGAGGAACAGAAGCCGCCGGCCACCTACGAGTCATTCTTCGAGGCGCAGCCCGCCGAGGTCAAGACGCTTATCGAAGAGCACACGCAGGGGCTGAAGAGCGCCCTGGAGTCCGAGCGGGAGAGCCGCAAGGGACTGGAGAAGCAGGTGCGCGACTTGGCCGGGAAGGCCGAGAAGGGCAGCGAGGCGGAGGCGCAGTTGACGAAACTCGCCGACAGCCTGGCCGAGGCGGAGCGCAAGTCGGCGGAGGGCCTGGCCGAGGCCGAGCGCCGCACCGCCTTCTACGAGGCGGCTCACGCAGCGGGTATCAGCAACCTCAAGCTCGCCTATACCGTGGCCTTGCAGGATGAGATGTTCGACAAGCGCGGTGCGGTGAACTTCGAGGCGTTGCGTAGTTCCTACCCGGAACTGTTCGGCGGGAAGCCGAGCACGCCGCCGGGAAACGCGGGCGCGGGGACGGGAAGTCCTCCGGTGGCCCAGACCGACATGAACGCCTTCATCCGGGGCAGCGCCCGCGGCTGAGGCAGCCCAAGCAGAATACGCCTGGCCCCTACCGCCAGCCCTAACCGGCTGGCGCTTTGCTGACCGGGCCTCAAGGAGTGAGTAGACATGGCTTACAACAGCCTGATTGACCGCACGGGCGCAGCCGCCCTGATCCCGGAGGTGGCGAGCCGGGAGATTCTCCAGACGATGGCAGACACGAGTTGGCTGCTCAGCCTGGCCCGCCGCCTGCCGAACATGAGCACCGCGCAGACCCGCTTGCCCGTGCTCAGCACCCTGCCGGTGGCCTACTTCGTCACCGGGGACACGGGCCTCAAGCAGACCACGGAAGTCGCCTGGGACAATAAGTACATTGACGCCGAGGAAGTGGCGGTCATTGTGCCGATTCCGCAGGCCGTCCTGGACGACGCCGATTATGACATCTGGGCGGAGATCCGGCCCCTTATCGCTGCGGCCTTCAACAAGGCGATCACCGGGGCGGTGTTCTTCGGGACGAACATCCCCTCTACCTGGACGGTGAACCTGGGCGCGGCGGGCCTGGTCGCGGCCATCCTCGCTGCCAGCCACGACGTTTCGGCGGCAGGGTTCACCGACATCTACGAGGCCATCATGGGCGAGTCGTCCGAAGGCGCCGGCGACGGCGTCCTGGCCCTCGTCGAGGCTGACGGCTACACCCCCACCGGGCACGTCGCCTACTCCGGGTTCAAGGCCACCCTGCGGAATGTCCGCTCGGCGGACGGAGTGCCCATCTTCAACGCCGACCCCGGCTCGAAGGCGGGCTACACGCTGGATGGCACGCCCTGCGTCTTCCCGGCGGACGGCTCCCTGTCGAGCACCTACAAACTGATCACCGGCCAGTGGGATCAGTTGGTGTACGCCATGCGGCAGGACATCACGTACCGGATGCTCACCGAGGGCGTCATCAGCGACGCCGGCGGCAACATCGTCTACAACCTGCCGCAGCAGGACATGGTGGCCCTGCGGGCTACCATGCGGATCGGGTTCGCCCTACCGAACCCCATCAACCCGATGAACGAGACCGAGGCGACGCGGTGTCCCTTCGCCTACTTGACCGCGTAGAACCCAACCCAGGCACCCCGCCCCGACTGAGCAGGCCGGGGCGGGGCTAAGTGCCGCAAAAGGAGACTGTGAACAACATGGGACTGTATCCGAAAGCGCTAGAGGCGGTGCTGGCCGGGCTCCCCTGGGGGCCGAACAGCAACGCGTACATCGTGGACCCGGTGAACGGTGACGACGACAACGACGGCAAGCGGTGGAGTAAGCCGCTCAAGACGGTGGCCGCCGCCGAGGACCTCTGCGCCACCAACCAGAATGACGTAGTGGTCTTCGTGGGCGGGCCGACGGCGGACGCACTGACTGCGCCCATCGCCTGGGACAAGGACTACACGCACCTCGTGGGCCTGTCCTCGGACCTCCCCGGCCTGGGCCAGCGGTGCCGGCTGACCGGCAGCGCCACCGCCGACCTGACGGAGCTGATGACCATCAGCGGCAACGGCTGCATCTTCCGCAACCTCCAGTTCTACAACGGGGCGGACGCGGCGGCCGACAGCGGCGCGGTCATTCTGACCGGCGACCGCTGCGAGTTCACCAACGTGATGTTCAGCGGTATTAACAACGAGGCGGTCGTTGGCATCCGCGCCGGGGCCTTCTCCCTGAAGCTCAGCGCGGCGGTGGAGAACTACTTCCGCCGCTGTGCCATCGGCTCGGACACTATCGTCCGCGACGCAGCGAACGCCGAGCTGGTCATGCTGTCCGGGTCCTCGAAGAACACCTTTGAGGACTGCATGTTCATGTCAGCCAGTTCGACGGCTGGCAAGTTTATGGTGAGCATTGACCAGACCAGTACCCCGACCGGGCTCAACTACTGGAAGCGGTGCCTGTTCTACAACAACAGCACCAACTGGGCGCAGGCGCTCGACAACGCCTTCGAGGTCGCCGGTAGCCAGACGCACTACCTCGTGCTGCACGACTGCCAGGCCGTGGGTATCACGGGCTGGGCTGACGTGGTGGCGCACCTGTACTGCGACGGGCCGGCGCCCGACGCTGGCTTCGGCCTCTCGACGCAGCCGACCACGTAGTGACTGACAGCGAAACTAACGGCGGGGCGGTCTTAGCGGGCCGCCCCGCAACGTAAAGGAGACTGGGACATGAGTTTGACCAGACAGCACATCGGAAATAGCGGCTTTCTGAAGCTGGCCATCGCCGGCGCAGCCGCCACAACCTCCGGCGGTATCGGTTCAATTCTGAACCCCGAGGGCGTGGACCTGCTGATTGTGCGCACGTTCCTCTACGCCCGCACGGGTAGCACCGGCGCCGTCAACCTGGATATTGGCATCGGGGCCACCGCCGCGACCAATGGTACTGACATCCTCGGCGCCTTCGACGGCATTGAGGCGACCATCGGCGGTAAGGCCTTCTACTGCCAGGCCGTCTCCGCCAATGAGACGGAGGAAGCGGTGGTCTGGGGGGATGACGAGTACCTCACCGTTAGCGGCTCAGCTAGCTCAGTCGGGCTGGACGCTGACCTCTATGTCGAGTACATCCGCCTGGCGTAGGGAGTGAGCAGATATGGCGGCAAGCGACGTGCAGATCGCGCAGTTGCGGGCCATGACCGCGGAGCCTAGTGCGGCAACGTACAGCGACGTGGCTCTGGCGGCTATCCTGGAGGCGTACCCGCTGCTGGACGCCCTGGGGGGCAAGCCGTTTACGTGGGACTACTCCACGACGCCTCCCACGCGGGAGGACAGAGACGGGTGGATACCCACCTACGATCTGCACGCCGCCGCCGCGCAAGTCTGGGCGGAGAAGGCCACCCTGCTCGTCAGCGGCTTCGACTTCAGCGCGGACGGAGCCACCTACTCACGTTCGCAGGCTTATGAGATGGCGATGAAGCAAAGTCGCCACCACGCGGCGCGGCGAGCGCGAGCAATGGTGCGGGTGCTCATGGAGCCGCGCCTGGCCCCGCAGGCGGAGGTGGAGGAGTGACATGGACGCCTTCGCCGCCGCTGAACTAAGAGGGATGCAGGCGACGCAAGTCGAGTCCCTGATGGACACCTGCCTCCTGCAAGTCTGGAGCGGCGACGAGGCCGACGACTACGGCCAGCGGGTGGAGACCTGGACGGACAGCGAGCCCCTGGCCTGCGGATTCAACCCCAAGGGCGGGCGGGAGGTGTCGGGGCCGGACAAGGAGCCTATCGTCACCGACGCCTCGGTGCGCCTGCCAATAGATACGACCGTTCACCGTAACGACCGCATCTCCATAACCCACCGCTTCGGCGCGGCCCTGGCGGAGGCACAGGTCTTCGAGGTCGCCGCCGAACCGAGGCGGGGGCCGAGCGGCCTGCAACTCGACCTGCGGAGGGTGGAACTATGAGCACGCTCAAGTGGCACGGCCGGGAGGCGGCGGCCCGAATCCGACGGGCCTTGCCGGGCGCGCTCGCGGCGGCGGCTATGGTCGTGGAGACCGAGGCGAAGGGCAACATCCGCACGAAGAACATCATTGACACGGGCAACCTGCTCGGCTCCGTCACCCATGAAGTAAGCGGCGACCGGGCGCGGGCGGGCACGAACGTCGAGTACGGCATTTACCACGAGTACGGCACCTACAAGATGGGCGCGCGGCCCTGGCTGCGCCCGGCGGCGGATGAGCACCAGGACGAGGTGCGGCGGGCGGTCGCCGCAGTCCTGCGGAGGGCGATATGAGCCTCGAGGCCGCCGTCTACGCCCGCCTGGCCGAGGAGTTGGAGATACCCGTCTACCCGCTGTCTCTGCCGCCCGCCGCTGCCCTGCCCGCTTGCACCTACCAGCGGGTGAGCACCGCGCCGGAGTATACCCACGACGGCGACGCCCGGCTGGAGCGCATTCGCTGGCAATTCGACGCCTGGGCGAAGACCTACGGGGCGGCCTGCGAGTTGGCCGAGGCCTTGCGTCTGGCCTGGAGCGGCTACCAGGGAGAGGCCTCCGAGGACCCGGAGATTTACGTCAGCGCCGCCTTCATCATCGGGCGGCGCGACCTTTACGAACCGGAACCCAAGTGCTACCGGGCCAGCCTGGACGTGAGCATGTGGGTTCGCACCGTAGAAGCAGAATAGGAGGAGATCATGGCAACCGCCAAGAAGAACAAGTCGGCGGCGCCTCGGGCTGAGCGCGAGGCGATCTACACCGGGCCGCTGGAGGAAGTCGAAGTGGAGGGGGTTGGGACAGTCCTGGCCGAGTAGGTCATCCCCGATACCCATCCTGCCTGGGCGCTGGTCAGCAAGCACCCGGAGTTCACGACCCGCAAGGTCGCGTAGGAAACCATTCGGGCTGAGCGCCCGAGGAGGAAACGAACATGGCTGCAAGCACCGCAGAAGCGGCATACGGAGTAATCCTGAGTTACACGACCGGGCCGACGGTCGTGGGGGAACTGACGAACATCGGCGGACTGGCCCTGAAGGCCGATGCGATTGATGTCACGAGTCACGACAGCGACGACGCTTACCGGGAGTTCGTGGCGGGCCTGTTGGATGGCGGCGAGTTCAGCGTGGAGGGCAACCACATCCCTGCCGACACCGGCCAGCAGCAGATTCTCACGCACCTGAACGCGCGGGACGCGGAGGCCATGACCATCGTGTACCCGGATTCGTCTGAATGGGCCTTCAACGCGCTCTGCACGGCATACAGCGCGGCAGATGCGCCCGTGGATGGGAAGCTGGCCTTTAGCGCGACGTTCAAGATCACCGGGAAGCCGGAATTGACCTACGAGTAGGCGGCGTTCTCCGGCGTTCTGAGCGTCTGGGCGGCTCGCCCTTAGCCTACCCCTCCCTGCGCCGCTCGGCGCGTCTGGGGGCCGCAGGGCGCGGCTGGCGGCCTATTCTGTGGTCTACCGCGCGGCGAGCTCTTGACATCTCCTCCCCCTGGGGGTATTATCCTCGTGCTTCCTGGTAGAAGTACGCAGACACTACCCTTTGAGCAGGCCTCGGTTCGCTTTCTACCAGGAAGCGCGGATCGGGGCCTGTTCGCTTTGGGGAGATGATGACGGTGA